TTAATTACTTGTCCTGCCATTTGTCTTTATGTTGAATGTAAGGTTCTGAATGAATGTATCTTCTATATAATCCTCATCTGCGTTTGTCATTCTAATATTCTGTATGTTAATACCAGAATAGTTACCCCTTTTACCCTGTAAGGCATCCTTTACCGAATCAGCTATTTCTATGCTTTCATTATACTTATCAGAAGCTATAGCTACTTCTACATAAGTATCTTCTTTATAGATAAACCTATCTTTACTATCAGATGGTTCTATACCAGTTCTTCTATAAACAATGAAGGGAAATGTAGTACCAGTATCAGCAATTAAGGGATATATTTTATTTTGTACCCTGCCAGTAACATTAGCATCATTACTAAGCAGGTTATATATTGCTTTGCCTACTTGTAAACTCATAGTCTGTTTCTATTTGCTATTCTCTGAATTGATTGGCTTATAAGGTTATCCATATTATCAAAGATTTCTCTTTCCTTATTGGTTTTAGCTGTTCTAAAGAAATGTGCTGCATTGATATTACCTCTATTAGCTGCTACTCTCTGCCTTCTAATAGGATTCCTTCCTCTAACAGAAGCACTATTATTACCAGTGGTTCTTCTAACTCTAGTACCCATTTCAAAGAACTTCAATCTAAAGTCACCCATAATATGTACTTTAGCTTCTGTCCCGTTTCGGTCAGCATTAGATTTAACCCCACTTACTAAGGTTCTACCATTCCACCAGTTTCTACTAGAAGCTGCCCTACCTAAAGTCTGTCTTAGTTGTCTTTTAGTTTCCGTTGCTAGAATACCAGCACCCTTTCTTAAAACACTCCTATAGACCTGCCTTTGCTGTCTGCCTGTCAAATCCGCAAACATAGAAGTAACCTGTCTGGCATCTACCTCTATATTATTCATTTATCAATTCAGTTACTATGGTTATTGATTGCTTGTATAATTCTCGGTTAATACTAAGAATCCTGTACTTATTGCCATTCCAAATAATTCGCATTTGCTCATTAACCTTGTGATATAACCTTATGGTAAAGGTAACAGTATAGCAGTGGATTATTTCATTATTCTGGTTCTGTCTGTTTCCAGTATTATATGTAACCTGTGCTCTGGTACTTATAACATCCTTCCAGTTTATACCATTAGCCCCATATACATCTTTAACTGTTACAGGCTCTTGTATGGTAATCGGATAATTTAGTAATCCTGCTCTCATTTTATTTCATAGTGTTTATAAAGTCCTATAAGGTATTCATAACTATAAGGCAGTTTAACTACTGTACCAAATGCTACAGGCTCTCTATTAGCATATAAGTTACCTATCATTAGTAACATAGCGTGAATTATAGCAGGTGGTAAATTACCACCTGTTTCTAATTCATCTAAAGCTATGTCTAAATGTTTAGATACTGAATCCTCTGCTACAGCTATTAAGTCCAGAATGTACATATCATCTGCCCTAAAATCCTCATCTACCAGCAGGTGTTTCTTAGCTTGTTCTAAAGTTATATACATAGCTTACTACTTACTAAATAGACTATATTAGGCTTTAAGAACCTTCTTGACAAATGCTTCTGTTCTACGTGGTTTAGCATCAAAGTAAGCATTGATAACAAGTCTTACTTTACCGTTAGCAGCCTGTGTATATGGGTCTACTGTTAAATCAATTCCACCCCATTGACCGATAACCAAATCAGCGAAATTACCGTAAACAATACCTTTACCTGCTACAGCAGAAGTACAAAGAACAGGATAGCCGTTTACCTCATTACCTTCCATAATGAAAGAATTTTGATTCTTTGCGGTGGACTTTAATACAGCCTTTGCAGAAGGTGAAACAATAAACTTAATATCACCTCTTACATTCTTCTCACCTAATGTAGCTTCCATATTTACAAAGTCTGTATAAGTAACAGCGGCAGTATCAGCAGTTACACCATTAAGCAAACCAGCAGGTTGTGTAGCAGAACCAGCAGCAGTACCCAAAATAGTAGCTTCCAACTTATTAGAAATAGCTGATACAATATCACGTTTCAACATTTCTTCTGCACTGTTAGAATCTTGAATTAAGAACTGCTTAGATACGTCGATATATGCAGTCAGTCTTTTAGGCTCTAGGTTTACTTCACTGAAAGTACCCGCACCATCAGAAGCAGCAGTCACTTCACCAGCCCAGCCTACATTTGAACCAGAATAAACAGGAATAGATACATTGCCTACTAAACCAGTCATATAAGAAGCACCTGCTTGTGCCAATACTAGACTAGCTCTCAATGGCTCTAAAATACCCAATTTATCTTCTGCTACATTCTCTTGCCCTGCTGTAGCTACAGTAGCTTGTATGTTTGCTCTTTCTTCAATAGGAAGTACAATCTGTCCGCTATAAGACTGACCAGCCTTTCTCATTTCAGAGATACCAGCAGTTACCACTTCCTGTGCCCTCTCATCTAATTGTCTGTTATTGGCTACATCATTGATAGCCTTTAAAAGTGAAAACTTTTCCTTCATAGTATTAGTTGTATGTGTTGTTTGTTTAAGGTTATCTTCCTCTATCTTTCTAATCTGAATATCTATATCTGCTACTTCCTTAGTAAGTGTATCAAATTCTACCTGCTCTCCTGCATTTAGCTTTCTTACTTCCTTCTCAGCACCAGATATAATTTCCTCTGCTCTCTTTTTAAGCAGTTCCTTCTTGTCCAGTAGTTCTAAGGTGTTCATTAGTTTAATTTACTCCTAAGTCTAGCGAAGTAATCTTTTAAATCCTCGCTCTCTAAATCCTGCATCTTTCTTAATGCTACAGATGTATCTGGATATGCTTCCTTATATACAGGTGATACATCGAATAATTTTTTGAAGCTATTGATAGTTCTTAAATAACTACCATCTTCCTTCTTAGTCCAAGTATCTTTACCGATAGTAAAGGCAAATGAAGAAGTACTAATGTCACCCCTTCTAAGACCTTCTAACAGTTCATCACCTAAAACAGTGTTAGGTGCTTCAAACCTGTATTTAAGTCCAGTATCATCTATAGTTAATTCTAGGCTTCCAGTACCATATTTAGACCTAGCTAATATACCTCTATCCTCATTGTGATTAAGTAAACATAGTATATCAGACTTTTCTAAAATACCTTCTAAGGCTGTAGGTTCTATTACTTCAGTAAAGCCTCCTAAATCCCTAGACTGCTTACCGAATACTAAAGCATAGCCTTCTACTGTTCTGGAATCCATCTTTACGATTTCATTACAGTTTCTTAGTTCTCTCATCGTGTTATTATTATTCTAATAGAATCCAACCTTTATTATTAACCCTAGCCTGTAGTGCTTCCACTTGTTCCTTTAATAGCTTGTTCTGTTCCTCTAAAGACGTGATATATTGCCTTAGTGTTGAATCATCATAGTTACTAAGTCCAGCCAATTTCTGCTTCTCTGGATTGGTGTAATCATTAGTAGACAAACCTTTGCCAGATACTTTATCCACCTTGTTGGCTACAGTGGCTTTTAAAGCGGAATCATCATATATAGTATCAGTAAACTTGGCATCAGCAGGTACATCACATTCCACTGTATGTCCGTTTACAGTATCTGCATTACCACCGTCAGCGGGTACTGTAACTGGTATTGAATCCTTGATACCTTGCAATTCTAGTTGTAAGTCTGTCTGCTTAGTAATATCACCTTCTACAGTTCCCCATACAGCATTAACTGTACTACCAATCTTGGCACTGATTCTATCCAGTTCTAATACTCCTTCTTTAGTTGCTCTCTGTAGTTCCATTACTTCAAATAATAATTAGTCTGCCCTTTAACTACCTCGTCATAATAAGCATCATTGAACATAGCATTAGGACTTTTAAAGCTGTAGCTGTAATAGATTAGTCCAGATTGTAGCTTATCTAGGTCAGATGAATTAATAACCGCCTTATCTATTCTATCCTCCTCAATTATACCAGTCAAATCACCATCCTTAAAACGACATTCTATAAACTCTGTTGGGTTTGTGGTGTAAAGTCTTAGTATAAATTCAGAAGTGTTTCTTACCCTAAAGGGAATACCGTCCTTATCTTCCAACTTAATATTAAATACTAAGTCAGTCCCCTTGTAAATTGTCTGTATCATTGTCTATTGCGTTATTGGTGGGTATATTGTTAGCAGCGTTCTTTAGTTCCATAAGGTTTACTTGTACAAAGTGGGAATCACCACCATCTACAGCAGGTAAATCCAACTGCTTTCTAATCTCATTGGCACTAACCACACCGATATTAAATAGTGTATTGTAGTAGTTTGCTAAAGATTGTTTATCCGCTCTTAGTAATACAGATGTATCAAATCTTACATCTATTCTACTTCTTTCAGAAGGCTTATACAGCTTTCTTTCAAACTCCAATTCTATCTTCTCTAGTAATGGTGACAATGTATCTGTAAGGAAAGCTAACTGGGTAGCCTCAACAGTACTATAGCTGCTCTTAGATAAGTCAAATGCTTTAACTGGTGATACCCCGAAGAACCTGCATATATCAATTACGTTAAACTGTCTAGTTTCTAATAGCTGTGCATCAGCGGGATTCACTGTAATAGGCTGGAAGTCCATATTTCCTTCTAATACAGCCACTCCATTAGGTGTACCAGTAGTGGGGCTGAATGCTGTCTGCCAGCTAGTTTTTAAATCTACCTTCTGCTTACCAGTTAAAGTAGATTGTACCTTTAAGATTCCAGCCAAATTAGCACCTCCTTTAAAGAATCCTTGTGCGTGTGATTCTGAATCTGTAGCCAGTCCTAAAGTCTGTTTGGCGTGCTCTAAAGTGCTTATACCTGTAATACCATTATAACTAAAGTTCAGTATATGAATCATATTACAAGGCTCTACAAGTCCTTTAATACCTACAACATTATATCTAATTCCGTCCTTCTGTTCAGTAATAGTAACATAATCTGGTTGTATATAATGAAGTGCCATTGCGTCTCCTTTAGTATCTCTTTCTATATAAGCATATCCATTACCTTTAAGTAGTGTACTTACTATCAAAGTCTTTATAAAAGTAAACCTACTCATCTTCTGATTAGGTTCTTTGTTCAGTAAATAATAGGTAGGATGCTTAATAAATTTCTCCTTATAACCAGAATCATTAATGTAGTATGGCTCTAATGGTAATTGTGCCACTGCGTCACTAATAACATCCACGCATCTGTAAACAGTACTAAGAAGCATAGCCTTATTAGTAGTGTAGCCACCATTCATATTATACATCAATGAATCACAGAATAACCCTCTGGTTTCCTGCGCTGGTTCTTTCTTTTTAAACCAATTAGTAAAAAGTCCCATTAAATTGTGATAATTTCATTGCTAAATCTAGGGTTTCGCAAATACATACCTAATGCTTGTATCATTGCTATAGTTCCATCTATCTTCTTCTTGTCTACTGCCTTATTCGGTTTAACATTACCATTATAATCAGACTTCAAAGTAACATTTCTAAAGCAGTACCTATTTATTTCATTGTTATCAATAACTGCCTTACCAGATAGTATTAGCCTTTCCAGTTCTCTAGTAGGCATATTAAAGTTACCTAGTGTTTGTGGATATTCTTCTAATGGTAGTCCCTGCTCTGTAGAATCTATAGCCCATTGTGTAGCATTATATTTATCATAGCCAACAGACTGGATATTAACTACATCAGCATATCTAAGCATATCAGCAGTTATATAGTCATAATCAGTAACATTACCACTGGTAACTGTAAGATACCCCTGCTGCTTCCAGTATTTGTAAAGTTCCTTATCTGCCTTATCCTTTAATGCTGATTCTGGAAGATAGTAATGTGTCTTAAAGTAGTAAGTACCATCCTGTACTACTAAGTAAGCTACAGCAGTTAAATCTGAAGTAGCAGCCAAATCCACACCTGCATAGCAATCCATACCAGCGAATTTATTAAGGTCAACTTCTTTACTGCATTTTATAATATAATCCTCTGGTAACCATACATTAGAACTGTCACACCACAAATTTAAGGTCTTAGTTTTAACTCCGACTTCATCAGCAGGGTTATTAATAGCTTGCTGTACCTGTCCCCTAATGTATTTGGAAGTAACTGTAATATCTAAGTTTGGCGCACATTTAACCCAGTTCTTTTCATCTCTCCAATCATCATCAGCATCTAAAGAATAGATAGCTATAAACATTTCATCATCTATCTTTAAGCCGTTCAGCACCTCTATAGCTACGGTTCTTAATTGGTAACAGGGTAAGGTCTTGTCAAATCCAGCGGTAGTAATAGTACAAAGATGTGGGTTCATTCTCATTCCCATACTAGACTTGATAACATCCCTAACCTTACTATTCTTAGCGGCGTGATATTCATCCAACAACCCAAAACTGGCATTAAAACCATCTAACTTACTATCATCAGCAGCCAATACTTTCAACTTGGAATTAGTAAGGTTAAACAGAATATCAGCCCTATAAGCGGTAAGATACTTACCTTTAGAATCCAGTCCCTTACTAAACTTGCTACACATATCGAATGCAATTTTAGCCTGTTCCTTGCTATTAGCAGCCAATAATACTTCTGCACCATCTTCACCATCAGCTATTAAATAATACAAGCATAAAGCAGCAGCTAAAGCTGTCTTACCCTGCTTTCTACTTACTTCTATATAGCTGCTAGTATATCTTCTGGTAGTAGTTCCCTTCCAGTAGAATCCAACTATATTAGCTATTATAAACTGCTGCCATCCTTCTAAGGTGAATGGTTTACCAGAATGTTTACCTGTATAATGTTTCAATGTGCTGATAAATAGAATGGCTCTATCTACCTTATCCTCTTTAAATTCCAAATCATCCCTTTTAAGGTCATTCTGGAATCTCTTACAAGCCAGCTTAATAGTCTCACCAGCTATTATTTCACCATTAAGAACCTTACTACAGTAATCATAGTAAAGTTTGGTATTCATTATCTAACTTCCTTTCCTTCCTTTATAAACTGCTCAAATGGGCTATATCCGTCCTGCTCTACTTTAGGCAATTTAGTTCTAGCTTTAGCTGTTAGTCCGAACTCCAGCATAACTTTCATAGCTTGTGTTTGTGCATCTTTAGCAATCTTAATAGCTGGGTGCGGTGCTATGTTACCTCTATCACTGGTAACGGTCAAACCTTCATCTTCTAACTGCTTGGATGCCTTAATGAACATACTATAGTTTCTAGCCAGCATCGTTAAAGCCGCACTATCTACATTCTCTAACATACCAGTACTATCTAGCTGTTCCAGTACATTCTGCATATAATCCTTGGCATCCTTTTCAATGTCCTTTGGAATAGTGTAATCAATCATATTATAGTCTATTTAATTTTTATAATTTATAAAGCTATACAATGGCTCTAATAGGCTTATAATCATTGCAATGTAATTATTAAAGAATGTGAATTATTTATTTGGAAGTCTATTAAGGTATTAGTAAATTTGTAATACAATTAAAGGTAAAACTATGGAGAGACGGTGTAATTACCCAATAGAAATTAGAGCTAAAATAGACTTGAATACCGACCTGCTGCTAACAGAGCTACAGCAATTACTAGGTAAAGACAGGTCTAAACTACTAAGATTGATATTAGCAGATTTCTTTAATAGAAATATTGATATTATAGATGAACATACTAACAGCAAATCAGATAAAGCGACACTAATAGAAGCCATACTAAAAGACTTCTTCGATTACAATAGAGAAACTATTAACCAATACATTAAATTCAAAAATGATAAGACCACCTAAATCAGTCCTTCTACAGTATGTTTATGATTACGGACTAGACAAAGCAGCAGCATTATTTCACATTGATATAGAAACAGCAGATAAGATAATTAACTGGAAGCCACAATATGACCAATACAATTACAATACTGTAATAGATAAGCCTCTGCATAAGAATGCTTCTAAGATAGCTGATATAATAGGCAAACATTACCCTAAATTAGTAAAGCAATACACCACATACTATAAAGACAATATCTATATGTCCCAGACTGTAGAAGATTTCCTACAGAAAGCAGTAATAAGATGTATGGAAGTAGGACTGGAAGATGTAACAGAAGAATCTGTATTAGAACTACTAAGACTTCAATTCAATACCATTAGATGCTATGCTAAGAAGTCCAGCTATACAATGAATAGTAAATTAGCATCATTAGAGGTACAGAATGAAGAAGGTGAATACATAATACCAGCAGAACTATATGCCATATCTAAAGAAACCGAATAAGCAACCTTCCAGAACATTTAACAGGGAAGAAAGACAGAAGATATACCAATCTACCAAATGGAAAGAATTAAGGCTAGCTAAGCTAATGCAACAGCCATTATGTGAACTCTGTTTAGCCAAAGATATTATTAAACCAGCAGAAGATATTCACCACATAGATTCCTTTATGAACTATACTGGCACTAAAAGACTATCTAAAGCATTTGACTTTAACAACCTTATGTCTATCTGTAAAGAGTGCCACGCTAAAGAACATCACTAGATTTTTTTTTAGAATGGAACATATGTAAAGCCTTTATTTATATATTCAGATTTATCTAAATAGTTTAAATTATCATAATCATCACAGAGAATTAGTTTGTCAGAAGTTTCAGCTACAATCTTGCCAATTATTAGATTGTTTTTATTAGATACATACATTCCAAGTGGAATGCCTTCACCATTGGGTAACATAACCTCCTTGTTCCTGTGTATAAGCTTAGCATATTCCAATGAACTTATTTGCTTCTGCAAATCGTTAATAGCATTAAGAATTAAATTTGAATCTTTTGATAAAGTTACCTTATCTGGTAAAGTGGCGGGCTTATCAATTGACAATAGCTGCAATAAAGAATTTACATCTTTATCATTTGTCTCATAAGTCTCTTTAATACATTTAGACATTTCTGGTATAGCCTTCTTGACCTCATCTATCCTTAGGTTCTCATTATAATGTAAAGTCCTAATACCAGCTATATCAAATGGCATAGTAGTTTTAATATCCTTAATTAAGACAGTCTTTAAATTAAATGCCTGTCTAATACCAAGTTCATAAAACACATTGGGATTCCTAGAACTTAAATCACATATAGCCATATCTGATTCTAGTATCTGTTTTAATATGTCCACCACAATAAAGTTTGCTTTGGATGTATCATCGGCTCGCATAGGTTCAAATCCTGCCTCTATCACGGCTGGCTTAACTAGATGCTCATAAACTCTAGTAAAATGTCCTTTATCATAGCCTTCTGCATCACTAATGGGCATTATTACAAAGCATTCCTTCTTATCCTCCGACATAGCCATATAGATTAAATAATATACAAATATAGATAACCTCTATCAATTATCAAACACCCTAAGCAATGAATATCAAATTAAGCATACCTATACTACAATCTCTTACTAACAATGAAGCATTTACTTACTTCTGCACCCTAATAGCCATTAGTAAGAATCCAGATAGTACTATTAAAGATATAGTAAGAATAGCAGGTGTTAGTGAAACTACCATCTTTAACCATCTAAAGAAGTTTGAAGAAGTAGCCAACCTAACAATAGATAGAACTGGATGCAGTAATAAGTATAGCTATACAGAACCTACCAAGTTCTTTGTAACCATAGATAGCAGCCTATTAGATACAGATGTAGATAGGAATGTAATAGGTTTCCTAATCCGATTCAAGTGCTGGACTAGAATAGCATCCAATATAGTAGACCTATCTCTGAATAGAATAGTTCACGAAATAGGAGTACAACATAACACGGTATATTCCGCCTTGGATGCGGGACTGATAGATAGAAGCGATAAAAAGTTATATTTCACCTTGCTTCATCCCTCACTTACCTTGCTGTGACCTCAATATACAATGCTTATAACCGCATAAATATAATGTTTAAGAAATATTATTAAATATTTGTATATGTCAAGAATACTTCTTATCTTTGTATTACAATAAATGAGAGAAACTATCATACTAAAACATAGATCTAATTCTATTGCCTAGGGAACTGGTTATCTAGTTAGCCAGTTTCCCTTCTTAAAAACACTCTAAAAGTTCATTTTATATGTGAGGTGGTGCAATGGTAGCATATTAGGCTCATTCCCTAATGCTCTGGGTTCGATTCCCAGCCTCGCTACTAATAGCCATAAATAAGATAGCAAAGTTAATACCACAGTACCTTTTGAGCATATTTTTGGTATTGAAGTTAATTATTCATTCATAATTTGTGAGTTTGAGTTAGTTTAGCAAGGAATAGTAAGCGTAGTGATACGCTTATTATTTTATTTCAAGTGTGACAAATTTTGGTAATGAAACCTCAATCTTCTATAGAAAGAATACCAAAAATGGTCACACCCATAATTCAAACTCCAGATGCTTCTAAACTCCAGATTTTAAACCGAATAGCTAAACAAATAATTTGCAATTATGACAAATATTATTATTACTAAAGAGTACAAGTATTTAGGTGAATATCCATTATTCAAAGAGGATGGATTACCAGTAGGATATTTAATAGATAAAGGTAAAGTAGGATGCGGTGGAACATCTATAGCTTTAGAAGATGGTAAAGATACTATTATATGTGTTCCCTTTGTATCACTAATTAAGAATAAGATGCAGAAATATAATACAGATGGTAAGGTTAATGTACTAGGTGTTTATGAAGGTGTTACTACATACGAAATTAGAGAATACCTAAATACTAAGGAAGGTGCTAAAAAGATTATGTGTACTTATGATAGTCTGGCTAAAGTAGCTGGTGTTACTGGTTATAACTTCTTCTTACTAATAGATGAACTACACCTGTTATTTATTCAGTATGTATTTAGGAACAAGGCTGTAAGGACTGTACTAGATGAATATACTAAATTCAAAGAATGGTCATTCTTAACAGCTACCCCTATTGAATATGATTTAATGCTGGAAGAACTAAAGGATATTCCGACCTTTAAGATAGACTGGGAACATAAGACCGAAGTAAAGGTAAATGCAGTACAATGTAAGTATGTAGGTGCTACAGTGAAGAAAGTTATCAATGACTTCTTAGAAGGTAAAGTATTCGGTAATGCTCACTTCTTTGTAAACTCGGTGGAATTTATAGCCACTATGATTAAGAACTGTAACCTTACTAATGAGAATACCAGAATCATCTTTAGTAAGAATAATGAAACCTATAAGCATACTTGTCAAGGTGTTACCAATGGTGAAACTACTGATCCTGTGAAGAAGATAAACTTCTATACTTCCACCTGTTTTGAAGGCTGTGATTTATTTGATACAGAAGGTAAAATTTATATTATCTCTGAAAGTAGTAAAGCGCAAACCTTAATGGATATTAGTACACAGGTAAGACAGATAGTAGGTAGAATTAGAGATACCCAGTATGCAGATTCTATCACACATCTTTATAAAGCTACCAGATACAATACAGACCTTACTTATGAAGAATATAAGCAGGTTGTTCTGGAAGAAGAACAGAAAGCTAAATCGTATACTACTAAGGTTAATAGTGATAAGGAAATTAAGGAAGGAACTAAAGAAAGCATCTATCATTACATTTGGAAGGATGAAGATACTGGTGAATTTATATTTGATCCTAATAGGATGAAGCTGGATATTTATAACTTCAAGGTACTTAACCATACATATAGTTTACAAGTTAATTTAAGTACTGAATATAATAAGGCAGGTATGGCTGTAGGATGCAGTACAGATAAGACTTCTGATAAGCTATTAAAGAATGATTCAGCCAGAACTACCTTTAAGGATGCCATAGAAGAATATGATTCTATAATGCAAAGAAAGGAAAGTATGGTATTCAGTCTTACAGATAATGATAGACTAGCCTTATTAAAGAAGAAGTATAGCTATATCAAAGATGCTTATGAACTACTAGGTATGGAACAGATTAGGGAACTTAAATATCATACTTCACATATTCAAAGACTTCTTATTAGTATCTCTGAAAAGATGGATAATAATGCTAAGGTAGCTAAGTTACTGCTTACTATTCCTGCATTTAGAATCGGTGAATTTATTCCTTCTGCTGATATTAAAGATTGCTTGAATAGTATTTATGGCACATTAGGAATTAAAGGAAAGGCTAGTATTAAAGACTTTGAAGATTATGCTAAGATTAAGGAAGCTAGGAAAAGAATAGATGGTAAGCAGGTAAGAGGTTATATTATTCAGTACATTAAAATTAAGTAAGCTATGGCTATTGAATTTACACCCAGTACAAAGGAATCAGAAGAAGCTAGAATATTAAAGCTAAAGGAAGATGCAGTAGAAGCTGGTATTAAAGCTAAGGAAATTTTAAACAGCATAGGAATTAAATATATCATCCGACTTTATAATGAAGGTGGTTGTATTAAGTTTTACAAAGGTTCTAAATGTATAATGATGGCAGGTTTGCTAACTGGTACTAATGAACTAACAGCTAATTTCTCTCTTTATTATAATGCTACTAAACTTAAAGACAGGAAAAGATTTAAAACTGTAGAAGAAAATGATTTCCTTACAGATATACTACTAAACCTTTATTCTCAACTACAATAATCAGACCTAAGATAGCGTTTAAATGAAATGTTAAAATTATTGTAATTTAGCTTTGATATGTAAAATATAATTATTATATTTGCAATATGATAAAGAGTTATATGGGAATGGCTTTATCGGTCTGGTTAGTGAGTAATTTAGTTCTACTTTACTACTAATAAAAGTAATAATACTACAGATACTTCTAATACAAATATTCTCCTTATAGATTATCATACTACATAGATTCTATTAATTTATTTACACACCAAATTCTGTATTTAGATTTACTGTCTTATAGATTATCCGAACATAAAGATTATTATTGAGATTCGTTATTCATAGTAAGGTGGTCTGTGAAGATAGCCTTACTTTACTTTGATTATTAACTACTTAAACTATATATACTATGACTTACTTATTAATGATTTTATTAGCAGCTTTGTTATATGGGCTGGCTAGGGTGGTGGTAAATGATATTAAAGACCACATTACTAAAGAAATAGATCGGGTTATTATCTCACTTAAAACAGGTAATTATGTGGGTAGATGAAGATGGTAACAGAATTGTATCGGAAACAGAAGAGGAAGAGATCTTAGCAATAGAATAACCCATTAGCCTGTAAATGGTATATGGTTAATGTGAATGATTTATGACTTATAATAATGGAATACAGGCTAGTATAAACTACTAGCTTAAATGGATAAATTTGATGAATTAGAACTAAATGGAAGAAAACTATTAGAATCATTTTTAATACAAGTGGGTGCTACTAATCTGTACCCTACAGAAGATAAATATGCACCAGTGGACTACTACTTTACTTATAAGGATAAGAAGGTGGTAGCTGAAATAAAGGTAAGAGATATTAAGTATGAAGGCTATGATACTCACTTAATGGAAGTATCTAAATATAAGTCCTTAGTGAAGGATGAGAAAGATAGCCAATCAGATACAGCATACTACATTAACTTCTTTATAGATGGAACTAAAGTTAATGCTTATTGGTACTCTGTAAGCAGTATTAGGAACTTTGGTACTATAGATTATAAGTACTGTCCGACTACTACAGCAGCCGATAACGGTAACTACTATAAGAAGGTTATTATGATCCCTTCAAATAAGGCTCAAAGATTTGCCTTGGTAAATGGTAGGTGGTCTAAGATTTCTGCCTAAATTTTAATTATAAACCCCAGCTTGCCTTAATTGGTGGGCTGGGGTTTATTGTTAAAGGATTAAGCTTAATTCTGTGTTGGAGTTTCAGTCTAGCTCTTCATTACTTATCTCCTGCTGCCAAAGATGGTGTAATATATTCTCACTCGTGATCTGATTAATGCTATCTGATAAACCTAGCTCAATAACCTTTTGTTCGTATAACTGATATAATGTAGCATCTGCATAATGTTTACCTATATACCATAATATTTCTGAGATCTTATTAATACGTCCATATAGTATAGTTTTGTCAATGCCATTTAAGAATGATTGAGCTTTACTTATAGTAGATAGGTCTTTAATAACTCTGATTGCTTTAGATATATCTGGCAACTCATAAATATTGACATCCCTGCTATGTAGTTGGTCAAGTCTCAATAAAGTAGCTTCCGCAAATAAATAATCTAATATATTAGTCTTGGGTTTCGGAGGCTTATTCTCGTCTTTAGCTATAATTGGAGTGTCTACTTGATCCATTTTAAATAGTTTACCATCTAATTTATTGAATGCGGAATGTACCTTGTTGGCTTTGTCCTGTTCATTAAGATGTTCATATACCGCATCTATCATAGTTGTATCTTCGTGTCCAGTTGCTATAATCACAACGTCTTTAGGTATTCCCATACGACACATAATTGTGACAAATGTATGCCTTGCGGTGTGTGAATGTATCATCTGGTGTAATGGTTTGGTAATATTCAATATATCAGTACCTTTCTGCTCTTGGTATTCTATAGGTTCATTAAGTCCTACAGCCTCGGCAATACGTTTAATATCTTTATTCATTCTAAAGTCTTTAATAGTATTTATATCTACTATCATCTTTTTATTATTGTACTTGTTTAATATCTCTCTAGCCAATGGAAGTAATGGTATGATAGCCATTTCATTAGTTTTTTGTTGTGTTATAGTTATGGTGTTAGTCTTGCTATCATACTTGTAGTCTCCATTAAAGAATTTAGGCATATCTGATATACGTTGCCCAACTAAACATTGAAGTATAAATATGTCTCTAATCTCTTCTAAATCTGTAGCTTTCCTTCCTTTTGGGGTGTAGCTGTATAGTGACATTACTTGTTCCTCCGTTAGTGCCACTTGTTTATTCTTACGCTTAGTTTTATTAGTGTTATCCTTAATTAATTCTAATAAGTGTAAGTTGTTACCCTCAAAGCTAAATTGAATTTTGCTAGATTTGTTAGCAATTCTGCATACTGCAAGTATCCTCTTGATATAAGCATTGATCGTAGTAGCGTTAGTCTTCTTATTTATATAATATTGTTTGAACTGCTCTAGTGTTTCAAGGTTTATGTTATTCCAAGTGTTATCAATTTTGGATGCTTTTAGGAATGTTTCTAGGTATCCTATAGCACCAATATTCCCCTTCTTGGTAGATTCTTTTGTGCTTTGCCTATCTATAAGTTGCTTCATTTCTAATGTTGCGCTGATCTGCTGTTTCATTTTACTAATTCTATTTATATGCTTATAGTCTTTATAGATATACTCCCGCAGGATGTTTAAGCTGTTCGTGATCTTGTCGGGATTATCACAAAGATACTCTTTATAAGACGATACACTGTCTCTAAGTGCTTTAATTTTTTTATTGGCGATTTCATTATTCTGATTATCTAGTTCTGTTAGACGAACACTTATATAGGCTTCTTGTTTCTTTGTGTTCCAGTGCTCTGGATACACTTTAACCCCTGTAGCTAGTTTAACTTGCTTCCCTTGTATCCGACATACTAAATAGATATTGGTCGGCTTAGTTGACTTTGGTTGCCTCAATACAAAAGATGTCTGTATCTCGTTAATGAATATCTGTTGTTCCAT